TTGCGTAAGAATACTTTTTCCGTGATTGTTATGCTGTTGTCGCCAATTATATATTCCATGGGCTCAACATTTTGATTTACATAATGCTCCTTGATAAACGGCTGTAATTTTTGCGCATCTATAGTCAGTGTATAAATCAGTTGTTCTTGCGAATATACAACTTTTTCAACCAATGATTGAATCAAATTGCGTTTTTCTGCAAAATTCATATTTGTTGTATCAATTCGTTTTAATACGGCGGCCAGGTTTATAGACAAATTTGACATATCGCTGTTCAGAAAATTTGTTATCGTTTTTATGACAATTTCATCCACACGGCCAGCGGTTAGATAGACCCCCTTAGTCGCATAATAATACACGGTCTTTTTGCCTTTGCCACATGTCCGCTGATTGGTAAATCGCACACCGTTATGATTAAACAGTTTGCCGGTCAACAGGTTGGGAGAAGCGTGCGTTTCGGATTTGTTATTCGCATTATTCCGCAAGGCGGTTTGTACACATTCAAACAGTTCGGTGGGTAATATCGCCTGATGCTCGCCTGGGGCAACGGTGTTATCGGTTTTGTTCACAATCTGGCCAATATAAGTTCGGTCACGCAGGATACGGTGCATACTCATTTTGGCAATTGATCGTCCGCCTTTTACAACGCCTTTGGCGGTTGTCCATTGTTTGGCATATATGTTGTGCGCCGAGGCATATTCGGTCAGCGCATTTACAGATTGCAGTTCTAGATACTTTTCAAAGAGTGTCCGAACGTTTGCGGCCTCAACCGCATTCGGAATCAATTTTTTATTTACCACATCATAACCCAATGGCGGATTACCGCCCATCCATAAACCCTTGGCTTTACTGGCGCGTATTTTATCACGAACACGTTCACTGGCAACTTCACGTTCAAACTGTGCAAATGACAGCAACATATTCAGGGTTAGCTTGCCCATTGATGTAGATGTATCAAATGCCTGCGTAATGGATACAAAATTGCAGTTATATTTATCAAAGTATTTCATCATATTGTGAAAGTCCAAGATAGAGCGCGACAATCGGTCAACCTTGTACACTACAACCGTATTTATCAACCCTTTGGATATATCTTCCAACATTTGCTTTAATGCAGGTCGTTCCATAGTTCCACCAGAAATCGCCGCATCGCTGTATGTTTTACAATATTGCCACCCGTTGAATGATTGGGATGCAATATATGCCTTGCATGCCTCTTCTTGGTTCTGCAGGGAATTGAACTCCATATCAAGTCCATGCTCGGTTGATTTGCGTGTATAAATCGCACATTTAATTGGCATTGTTGCTCCCTTTATCTAGTCCAAAGAACTTCGGACCTGAAATTTTTATGCCGGAAATCTCTTTCGCAATTCCAGACAGTGTTCTATATGTTCCTCCGTTGTAACAAAACGTTCCATTGTCATTTGCTGTGACACAATGTTCGATTCCGCGGAATGTTCGTGTTATAACCGTGCCGAGACGGATATAGTACCGATTATGATACGCATGGGTGACACATTCTGTGGGATTGTCTTTGTATTTCCTTATCTTGGTCAGGAACTTTGGTTCAATCCGCAGTTTGAAGCGGTCGCATTGAATATAGTACCACAATGCCCGCATTTGTCGTTTGAATGGGTGTGGGCTGTATTTAGCCCAAAGAGTCGCCCGATCTGCAAACGGCATTGCACGCAGAGCATCCAGTGTTGTTGGAAGTTCTATTTTCGCCATAAATGCCTCCTTCTAGGGTTGTGCAATTACTGCTTACAAAGCTTCTTAAATCAAGCAGAAAATCAAGTTTTTATAAAAATATTGTGTGTTTGTAAAAAATCTAGTTGGCAATCACTGTATATTATATAGCAATTCGAGTAAAAAATCTCCGTATTGCAATCTAAACAACAACCAAGGAGTTTTTTTATGAAAACTTTAACAATAGAAAACGTGGCGCTAAATCAAATACGCGCCTATGTGAAAAACGCAAAAAATCATCCAGAAAGCCAAATCCAGCAGATAGCAGCATCTATTCAGCAGTTTGGGTTCAATAATCCGATACTGGCGGACGAAAATCTGGAAATCATTGCCGGGCACGGTCGTATGGCTGCCGCCCAATTATTGGGGCTGGATACCGTACCAGTTATCCGTCTGGCACATTTATCAGATGCACAAAAGCGAGCCTATCGCCTGGCGGATAACAAAATCGCCGAAAATGGTGGTTGGAATGCGGATTTATTGCGGTTGGAAATATCCGAACTGGAACAAATCTGTGGCGATATGGACGTATCTATTACGGGATTTTCAGATGTTGAACTGGATATCTTGACTATGGATAATAGGACGACAGCGGATTCCAGGGCAAATAATGTGCCGTACATCCCAGAAAACGAAATTGTAACACGCCCCGGTGATGTGTGGTGTATTGGCAACCATAGAATTATTTGCGGGAACAGTCTGGATGCTGCGACCTTTGAAACACTGCTTGGCACGCGTCAGGCAGATATGGTTCTACAAGATCCGCCATACAATGTAAAAATATCAGGGCATGTATGCGGTTCGGGCAATATCCGGCATAAAGAGTTTAAAATGGCATCTGGCGAGATGAGTACAGATGAATTCATGCAGTTTTTGCACAAGAACTTTGAATTGTGTGCGAAATATTCTCGCCCTGGGGCATTACAGTACAATTTCATGGATTGGCGCCACATGGGCGAAATATTGTCCGCAGGAAGCAACGTGTTTTCAAGTCTAATAAACATGTGTGTTTGGTGCAAGACTTCGGGCGGTATGGGCAGTCTGTATCGTAGTCAACACGAACTCTGCTTTATTTTCAAAAACGGCAAGGAATCACACACCAATAATGTTCAGCTTGGTAAAAATGGGCGTTATCGCACAAATGTTTGGCAGTATGCGGGCGTAAATGCCTTCGGCAGGCACAGGTCAGACATTCAAATGCATCCGACTGTAAAGCCGGTTGAAATGCTTAAAGATGCAATATTAGACGTCACACGGCGTGGGGATGTTGTGTTGGATACGTTTCTGGGGTCGGGTAGTACATTGATTGCCGCCCACCAATCCAAACGCATTTGTTATGGCATTGAACTGGAACCACTGTATGTGGATACTGCTATCCGCAGGTTTTTAGAAATGTTTCATATCGACGCTGTACATCAGGCAACTGGCAAAACGTATTCAGAATTATTAACCGCAAAGCGAGAGGTGTCGTAATGGCAGATTATGAATTGGGCTATATGAAACCGCCTAAATCGGGACAGTTCAAACCCGGCCAATCTGGTAATCCAAAGGGGCGACCAAGTGGCAGCAAAAATATTTATAAATTACTGGATGACATTGTAAACGAAAAGATTCAAATGACCAAAAATGGCAAGCCAGTAAAAATAAGTAAAAAGCAAGCCATGCTATTACAGGCGACAAACAAGGCTGTGCAAGGCGATTTAAAAGCGTTGCAGACTCTGCTGCCTGTGATGGCAGAAGCAGACAATAAAAACGAAGAACTTGCCAAAGCAGCCACAGCTATTCGGCAGGACGACATAGAAATATTAAAACAATATTTAAAGGAGAACAACAATGAATAAAGAAATTATGAATGCGATATTACGCACAGATTTTAAATCTTTTGTGGTAAAGGTGTTTAACGAGGTATCTCCTGGTTCACATTACCTGAACAATTGGCATATTGATGTCATTTGTGACGCAATTATGGATATGTACGAAGGGCGACATAATCGCCAGATTATAAATATGCCACCGCGGTATATGAAAAGTATGATATGTTCAATCGCATTACCAGCATGGATACTGGGACATAACCCAAAGGTTCAAATCCTTTGTGTCAGTTATAATGATGAACTGGCAGAAAAATTCGCGATTAGTTGTCGTGACGTTATGCAATCGGATTGGTATCGTGAACTTTTCCCAATGACACGTCTGCATCAATCCAGGCAGGCTGTAAACGATTTTGCAACTACGCGTGGTGGCGGACGTATAGCCACATCTGTTGGCGGAACATTGACCGGTCGTGGTGCAGATTGGATAATCATAGACGATCCACAGAAATCTGTGGATGCAACATCGGAAACCCAGCGTGCCAAATTGAATGAATGGTATGGCTCTACGTTATATTCGCGTCTTAATGACAAGGCAAATGGCAAAATTATACTGGTAATGCAACGTTTGCATCAGGATGATTTAACTGGACATTTGTTGGAGTTGGGCGAACAGTTCAATATCATTAAGCTGCCCATTATTGCAACCGAGGATGAAAACTGGATGGTCAAGAATCGCATTTCTGGTAAAGTGCGAGTAATTACGCGTGCCAAGGGCGAATTGCTGCACCCGGAACGTGAAAATATGGATGTTGTGACAAGCATAAAGAACTCTATGGGTGAAAATGCGTTTGTTGCCCAATATCAACAAGAACCATGTCCACCAGAAGGTGGAATTATTAAAGAGTCGTGGCTGCACTACTATACCAAGGCACAGGGCGAATCCATAGACCCAGCTAAGTATTGCAGAATTTTTCTTAGCTGGGATACCGCCAATAAAACTGGGCCAAATAATGCGTATTCCGCTTGCTGTGTTATATTGATGACACGCGAATCCAATATGTATAAATACTACCTGCTAGATGTTGTTCGTGGCAAATGGGAAATGCCCGACCTTATCAGACAAGTGGAAAAAGTGTACTGCTATTGGAAGTATGAAATGGGTGGACAACATTTGGTAAGATTGTTAATAGAAGATAAGGCAAGTGGAACGCAATTGATACAGATGCTAATGGCACAAAGAGACCGTCATGGATACAATTTTGCAATTGAACCAATAAAGCCCGATACAGATAAGACATCAAGATTAATGGGGGCTAGTGCTTATATAGAAAACGGTACATTACGTTTTCCACAAGAGGCGCCTTGGTTGTCAGATTTCAAGAAAGAACTATTAGGATTCCCTAATGGTAAATACAAAGACCAAGTTGATGCCTTAACACAATGTATAAATTATGTGGTACAACATTCATGAATCAATGGGGTATTCGCCCCATTGATTATTTGTTGTCGGCAGGTGCCATCAATTTGTTCTTGCATTCAGAATGCCAGTTGGCCGTATAAACAAAGTGACCGCAATAACTTTTGGTTATATCTTTTCTATCTGTATAACAATAGTTTGTTATGTCAACAAACCTGCCATCGTTTAGTCTTTCGGTGCGTATGGTTTTATCAAACATAAAATCTGCATTTTTGAACTGTTTTATGCTCCCAACCGTCCACTTATCCATTGTGCCAATATTACGAACTCTAAGATGTTGTTGGTCCATGCACTCATCTATAGAATTTCCTGCGAAACATTCTAACAAACTGGTATAGAAAACTTGTCCTTGCTCTTTCTTGTTGGCCCAGGGTTGGTCAACAGATTTTTCACTAACAAGGACAATGTATCTACCTGGACTTTCTTCTGTGTGTATAATTGTTTTATCAGAATATCCCATACATTCTTGATATTTAGCCAATGGTTTTTCTATGGGGATGTTCGGTTTTGTATTGTCGGATATAGGGGATTGAGTCAATCCGCAACCAAATAATATTATTGTTAGAACGGGCGATAATTTTTTCATTGTTATTTCCCCTTTTTATCTTTTCCTGTCTTTGTACGGAACGCGCTTATCTCTATCAGACAAACAGTTTAATTTAAAATAACAATTTTTATCTAACAAACATATTGGACTAAATAATACGGAAAGTGGTGTATAAACAATTGTTGCACCGCCGCCACAAAAAAATGATTGGTAATATTTTCTTTCTTCTTTTGGAAAGTCTGTGTCGTATTTTTCTAACTCTTCCTTATACTTTGCCTCTAGTCCCATATCATTATGAATTGTATAATCTGGAACTGTTTTTACAGTTCCCCATGCGGACGTATAGCGATATACTCCAACTTGTTTTACACCGTCTACAGAATACACCCCACCATCCACAATATCTGACTTCATGTTGTCTATTGTAAAGTGCCCTAAGTTATTCCTGTAATACGCAAGAATTTCATCGTTATCAATAACCTGCAATACCTCTATATTGTCGGCAGTATAATCTGGTTGCAATTTTGGGGCATCGGGGTAATCTGGTACCATACACCCAGTTAAAGCTAGTGCTAAAAAAGATAGATTAAACTTCTTCATTTTATCCGTCCTTATTTTGGTAGCTTATATTTTTTGCTGTTCTTAATATAAATATCACGCACAATCCATAAAGCACCATTAATGACTTTTTTGCTTTCTTCTGTGGAACCAAGCCATCTCCAACCGCGTTTGGATACGCCCGTTTTTTCGTTTGGTCTTTTGGCGTCTATACCGTCAATATATGAATAAGTGCTTTCTTGAATCAGAATGTTGTCAGAAATCTCAATAGTAGAGTGTAATACACCTGCGGATTTTGCCATTGGCTTCTCCCTTTTTATAAATTAATGACCGCCAACGGAATTGACGGTCGGGGAGTTGGTGTCAGCAAACGAATGCTCCGCAGCCTTCGGGCAAGCCCTGTTTTATAGCAAACGGCTCCCCGACCAAAGTCGGGGGATTTTAACGACAAATGCCGCGTCTGCGGGCCACCACAGCCCCGAACCCAATTCCCATTGGATTCAAGGAAAGTGTACCGCGAGAAATAAAGTAAATCAAGTTGATTATTGCAAAAACAAAATAAGTATAGTAAACTCAATACCAATCAAGGGTGTAATTATGGAACAGTTTAAATTAAAAGCAAGATTATTAAAGTTACTTGGCGAAGAGCTTATTGCCTCACAGCATCTTGCCATATTTGAGCTTGTTAAAAATGCCTATGATGCGGACGCGACCTATGTAAATGTTACTATTGATAATCCATCTGATAAAAATAAGACACAAATATCCATTTTAGATGATGGGTGCGGAATGAGTCTAGATACGATAAAAAATAATTGGCTTGTAATTGGAACGGACGATAAAGAAAAAATGGCCAATGAAAACAAATTGTCGCCTATCTATCATAGATTTCCGTTGGGTGCGAAAGGGGTAGGACGATTTGCGGCCTATAAGCTTGGAGATAGAATTACTTTAAATACTAAATTTAAAAATTCGCCAGAATATGAATTGACTATAGATTTGGATGAAACGTCAAAAAACGAATTTATGGATGATATCAAGCTGAATATCTCGAAAGTTTCTAAGTCTGACGAAAAAATTAAATCCAAATCTGGAACTTTGATAACAATTACAAAAGTTAGAGACTCGTTATCGCCATTAACAATAAAAAAGCTTAATGAACAAATAAACACTATCGTTTCGCCCTTTGTTAATGCGGGACTCGGGATAATAAATGATAATAATCCGTTTGCCGTTAAGCTGCTTTGTAATGATAATGATGAAACATACACAAGAAATATTGAGATAACGAATTTAGATGACATAATAAAAAAAGCAATTTATCGATTTGATTTTTCTTTTGAATCTGGTGAGTTAGACTTTAACTATAATTTTTGTCCAAGCCCAATATTACAAAGCCAAGCTAATGTAGAACCAAGGATAGAATCTGATAAAATAAAAAGGTTAGATATTGTTAACGAACATCGTAGTTTGTTTATGCAATCACTAGATGATTCTAAAAAATTTGGAAAAATTACGGGTGTTTTTTATGTGTTTGATTTTGGTAATGATGTTTTGCAGTACGAAAATGATAAAAAGATCCTAAAAGATTATGTAAGGGAAAATTATGGAATTCGTATATATCGTGATGGTATTAGAATCTATAATTATGGAATCCCAGGGAATGATTGGCTTAAATTAGATTTAGAGAGAATAAATCAACCGGGTGAACTGATTAGTAATAGAATGGTAATAGGTGCCATAAACCTAGAACATAGAAGTATAGCTGTATTGCGCGAAAAAACGGATCGTGATGGATTTATAGAAGACTCAATGTATGAATTGTTTCGTAGTATTGTACAAAGCATAATTTCAAAGTTTACCTATTATAGAAATCAAGATAAAGAAAAGTTGAGACAAATACTAAAAAATCCATACGATAGAATTATAGATATGGAGAATCCAATAGCTGATTTAAAAAGTAAATTACATGAAAATAAGATGCTGGAAAAGCTTAAGCCAGAAATTGATAAAGTAGAAAAAGCGTATAATCAGATGCGTAATGTAATGTTAAATTCCGGAACAGCACTGAATGCGGCGATAACTATTCATGAGATAGAAAAAATATTATTTAGAATAAAATCTGATATAGCTAATAAAGATATATCATCAATAAAACAAGAAATTAATACAGCGGTTAGTCTGATAGAGGGTATTAGTGATTTGTTAAAGAAGGACTCTATAAAAGAGTATAGTATGAAAGCTATATTGGAGAATGTTTCGTATCTTAATAAACGACGCTTTGATCGCCATGATATACATTTTATTAGTCCATTATTAGAAAATGCACAAGCAGATGTTACTCTTGAAGTCCCCAAGCGTTTAATTACGAGTGCGATTATAAATTTAATAGATAATGCAATTTATTGGACGGATGTGAGATGGGACGGAATAAAAGACAGTCAAAAAAAGCTTTATATCAATATTGATACAATTGATGATAGAATTGCGCTGATAGTCGCTGATAATGGAACCGGTTTTCCAAAAGGAGATTGGGCAGAATTATTTCGCCCATTTGTTACAACTAAGCCAATGGGGGCAGGTATGGGCTTGGGGTTATATTTTGTTAAAACAATTATGGATAATATCAATGGGGAAGTTAGAATACTACTACCGGAAGATGTAAAATTATTAAAAAAGTTCGGAACTTTTGATGGTGCGGCAATTGCGCTTATATTTAAGGAATGATAAGATGACGGGCATATCTAATGTATTAATAATAGATGATCAATTTGAAGAAACTGTAAAGTTGCGTGAAAGTTTTGATCGCCATGGTATATCATATTTATACATTAATCCGACGGAACTGACAGACGACTATCATCTGTCATTTATCCCTGATATTGTGTGCTGTGATATAAAACTATTCAATGGAAATGATAATGATAATTATACAAAGATTTGTGATATTCTAACTCAGTTGTTGCCAGAAAACGCTTTTTATGTTTTTGTTGCTTGGACGTCCAATAAAAATTTATTTGATGCGTTGAAAGCAAAAATGAAACAAGATCAATATTTAAAATCAAGTAGACAGCCTGTGGAAAGTTTTTGTTGGACAAAATCAAGATGCACTTATGAGATACTTGAAAAAAAATTTAAGGGAATTAAACCGTCTACGCAGTTACTGTTTTACTGGAAATCTATTATAAGACAATCTGCAACCGGTACAGCTAATCAATTGGTAGAACTATCTAAAAAGAATAGAACTGATTTAAAGCGTATTTTAACATCTCTTGCTATTAATGAAGTTGGAAAACATATAGATACTTCAAAACATTTAGCAATAACTGGGCAATTGCACAGTTTGTTGCTAGATACTTCCAATAAAGCGATAATGTCTGATAAGATATATAATATGCTATGTTCTAAATCTATTGATAAAAAAAGACAAAATGTTAATAACAAAATTTCATCAACTTTAAATACTGCGTTGTTTGTGGACCCTTCATGTGATAATTTAGAGCATATTCCAGCAGGTGATTTTAGAGAGTTAAATGTTAGAGCGTATAAAAAAGTCTTACAATATACGGGACAAGAAGAAGGACAATTAAAAGAACAAAAGAAAAAGTTATTTGAGCAATATTTTTGTAATTCTGGAAAGTCTCAAAAGGCGGCCATAGAAGAAGCCATGCGTAATTCTAAACTATGCTTGTTAGATATTACGGCTGGATGCGATTGTGCTCAGAACAAAGAAGGTTTTCATAAGGCTGTTATAACTTATTTGGTCCCCAAACTGCCCACATTAAAACTTAGAGATAAAAAAACTAGACCTGCCATTCCAGACTCTGTAAATGTTAAGAATATTTCTCTTAATAATGGTGAGTATTTAATGATAATTGACGCAAAATATTTAATAGGATTAAAGCAGAATGAACTAAGTATGATTTCAACGCGTTTGTTTAGAATAAGAGAGCATATGTTAAATTCGATACGGCAAAATGTTTATGCCTACAATTCGCGTATAGGAACTAGCACTTTTTAGATTGTGAGCTTTTCATATCCTGACCAATACTTTCTGCAATTTGTTTTGCAAGATATACCGGTACGGCGTTCCCTATTTGTTTGAATGCGCTAGATAAGCATTCTTTGTCGTCCGCAGACTCAAAATAGTAGTTGTCAGGAAATGTTTGTAGGCGGGCCGCTTCTCTTGGTGTTATGGAACGGTTTTGCTTTATGTCTGGATGGATATAGTAATGACCGTCTCTTGATATGTGTGCAACCACCGTATGTGAAGCCAACAAATCGCCCGCAACTACTTTGAATCTATCTGTAAAAGCGGTTCTATTCCGATGAGTTTGTAATTTATTAGGTAAATCATTATAATTTAAACGTAGATGTCCATTATTCCATTTTTCAACGGCTATCCGATATATTTCTAAATCTCGTTCATTATGAGGACGCGATTTGTGCAGAGTGATTGGAAAATCATCTTTTAATTTCAAATCGTAAAGTTCTTTACAGCCCTTCTTGGCTTTTACAGTATTTTTTGTTTTATCGCCAGCTTGAATGGCTGGTAAATCAGCTAACAAATCTGCAATCCTTGCGGATAGTTTTTTCGGAGATAAATGTAACTTTATTGGTGCCAGATCTTTCCGTGTTCCAACAATTATAACCCTTTTTCGGCTCTGCGGAACTCCGTACAAATCTGCTGATATAATTTCAGGTACGGCAGAATATCCATTCTTACTAAATTCTTTCAAAATTGTATCAAAATACTTTTCGCCGTTTCTATCTTTCGCCGACAACAACCCAAGAACATTTTCAAATACAAAATGTTTTGGTTTATATTTTGTCAAAAATTCAATATAATATTTAAATAACCAATTGCGTTTGTCGTCTCGCATACCACCATTTTTTTTCGTTGCACCACGCCCAATAAGCGAATAGGCCTGACACGGTGGGCCACCGACTATCAAATCTAGCTGTTTGTTTCCAAGGATATTATCTATTTGTGCAAATATACTTTCAATTGTTTTATCGGATATTTCCGCATTTATTACAGAATTAATTATATGTTTTGGGGTTTTTGAGTAAAGTTCCTCTCTGGTTATTGCGCCCTTTAGGTAGTCTGCGTACAAATTTGCTTTTTTGTGTCTAGCAAGCCAATGAAATGCCATACGCGTACGTAAAGAGAAACAAGCGGCCTTGTCCATTTCTACATGAGCAAGCGGTTCAAAACCTGCTTGTATGAATCCTTCGGACAATCCACCACAGCCAGCAAAAAGATCTATAAATGTTGGTTTCATTAGAATACTGCATTACCCTTATGCGTATATTATACAATAAAAAGCCAAAAATTATCAATTTATATTTTATAATAAAATTGTTTCTGAAGAATATCAGAAACGAACAGCGTAGTCCGAATGTTTATTAAAGGTGCTTCGTCTTTTACGATTTGTAGACATAATGCAATGTCTTTTTCTATCGCGTCATTGCTAATTATAAATGTACAATCTCAATGCTTGGGAATTGTTCTGCGATATATTCTGCGGCTAGGCGGCGGTGGCATTGTGTCGCGGATTTTTCGGTGCAAAGCAGGCATATGCGGTCAAGAGAGTTCAAGGCAAGTCCAGCAGTTGGGTTGCGAGTGGTCAATAATTCCCTATACATACGTTCATAATCAGGCCAAGTGATGCAACTATCTTTGTAGCTCGCCAAGATGTCTGTCGTTGGGGCAAATTCAGGATGGTATTCGTATCGTGAACCAAGTGTTGTGGCCAAATTTGTGCCACTGTAAAACGGAACAAAGCGGCTGGTGCGCCAAAGCCGAATATCCCAAACACAGTTTATCTTGGCTGCATTCAGGATATCCAAAAAATCATCAGGCTTTTTGCCACTAAAACCAATTGTAAAAATCTTTGCCATATCAGTACAAAAATAGCCCGTTTAGCATCAAATAGCAATGATTTTCCTGCATCAGGAACTTTCGTGCCAATCCTATGCGGCAATGAGCGTACTGACTGTCGTAAACAGCATTGTTCAAACCTGTGACATCTTTGTCTTTTTCGAATATATCACGTAAATATTTACAACTGACTTTTAATTCATAAGTCTGTTTGGAATAGTCTGTAATACGGGCGCGTAATTTGCCGTCTTCTGTAAAGAATTCAATATTGTGTGCCGGAATCAATATGGCACCCAACGAAGGACATTTGGTTTTCTGTGGTACATAGGCATTTTCTTTGACATGATGATGGAATATGCTCTGGATATCTTTTGATACACTATCGTGCAATGCATTTGCCAGATCTTTACCTGGTTCAAATTCTCGCAATATCTCGATGGAGTTAAAGTCTATATTTACGTCTTCAGTTCGGTGTGGATAATCACGCGGTTCTTTGAAATCCTCATTATCGACCAGTATTTCACAATATGTGGCCGGTATCTGATTTGCATCCCAATAACCGCCGTCAATCATCAGTCGTTTCATACGTTTTTCATAAGTGTCAAAACCGGCGATACAGAATTTTTCTTTCATACAGGTTATGTCGGAAATGACAATGTGTGACTTTTTCATGGTTATTCCTTTGGGTAATAAAAAAGCCCCGCCGACATCGGGCAGAGCAATAAAAAAACGGCGACAAAATCGCCTGCTTAACTTGTCGGGTATTGTATCAAAAATTGGCTAAAAAATCAATGAAAAAGATGTTTTTTGAAATAAATTCCCTGTTATTTGTTTAGGGAATATTTTGCTGGGAGTAGAGAATATGCGCCTCAGGCGCGGGGCAAAATTGGTTTTTATGGCAAAAATTGCGAAATTTCCCTGTAAATTCCCTGTTGTATGCAAATAACCGTAGAATTGTCCACCTCCGCCAGAAAAATCAAACGCCCAAAAGGGCGTTTTTTATATAAAAATCAATAAAATATGGTATAATAATCGACAATAAAGAAGGTTATTTATGCCGATAAATTTATTGAATGAGAAAGCTTTAAACGATTACTTAATAGAACTGGTATGGGGGCATAATATGCCAAGCATACTGGACGGTAAATCACAGGCAAATTTAAAAGATATAAAATATATAGAATCAAATAAAGATACGATAGTACGTTCCATATTAACGCAGTATATGAAGCATAGAATCAGGGCATATTTAACAGAAAGTGAAGAATATCCGTTTTTAATTCCGTTAAAGATGAAACCAGATTTACCTGATTGGGCAGTTCGTGTACTAAGGAGCAATCAGAAGGTATATGAGTTTGATTCTAGCAAAATGACGGAACAACTGCGACATGATTTAACTACAATAAGGGATTTTTTATATTCGGCGGCAGAAAGTTATGTAGATAAAGCAGTTATTGCCGCAAAAGAGTCTAAAAAGGGGAATAAAGAACCGAAAGTAAGGTTAGACTATCTGAAGACCAGTAATGAATATGATACGTTTGAAAAAACCTTAAGTGCTGCGGAAAAGTGGCACGAACACATGGTGGAGTTGTCGGCCAAGAAAGCGAAAAACGAAAAGATGTACAAAGAATCGCTTTCTGGGACAAAGTTCATTATGGATTTGCCAAACGGGATGAAGGCATATCAGTTAATAACGCCTGAAGCATTAGATTTTGAAAGTGAATATATGGGGCATTGTGTTGGTCATGGGGCTTATGACCAAGGTGTAGCAGACGGCAGTATAAAGATATATTCAATAAGGGACAGCAATGGTGAACCGCATGCGACATTAGAGGTGCGCGGCAAAAGTGTATATCAATGTAAAGGAAAGGGTAATAAAACACCGGTACAAAGATATATACCGGCAGTTCAAGGTTTTGTAGAGGCACAGAAACTGGAAATCAAACACGATATGAAAAACATTGGTTTGATAAAACAGGATGGAAAATATTATTCGATATATGATCTGCCAGATGGCTTTGTTGTGAAAGGCGATTTAGATTTATCGGGGATGGATGTTGCGGACATCAATTTAAAAAATATAAAAGTCATGAAAAATTTAAATCTTTCTGGAGCCAAAAAACTACCGCCTGTATTAGATCTTAGGGGAATGAAGGAAGTTGATCTATCATGGACAGATTTATCTGGGGTTCAAGAAATAAAAGCTTCATCAGTTGAAATTGATTTAAGCAGATGTAAAAATCTGCCACCTGTATTGGATTTCAGTGGTGCAAAATATTTCTCTTTAAATGGTGCCGATTTATTGAGTGTACGTGAAATAAAATGGCCATCTGAGAGTATTGATTTAAGATACTGTAGAAATTTGCCGCCTGTATTAGATTTCAGCTGTACAAAATGTGCTAGGCTAAGCAACACCGATTTATCTGGTGTTCAAGAAATAAAAAGTCCGTCGGGATGGATTGATTTAATCGAGTGCAAAAATCTGCCACCTGTATTAGATTTCAGCATTACAGGCGGTGTTTATTTGAATGATGTCAATTTATCAAATGTACGTGAAATAAAATGGCCTGATGTTGATAAAAGAGTTTTCTTTACATTAGGTAAAGCAAGCTTACCTGAACATCTGCGGAAAACTTATGATTTATGGCGGGCAAAAATAGCGATAAAAGAACAGCTGAATTTAAAAAAAGGCTTAAAAAGGTTAAAATCAAAGTCAAAAGATGTGTCGCAGGAAGACGGTCAGAAAGAGCTTTCTTATTATCGTGACACGTCTAAAGAACACTAGGTTTATTTAACGAGTTTTATTTCGGTAATCCATCATTATTCTGTATTCGCAATGATGACTTGTTGCCATACATTCACCAGTCATATAGTTACGGTGACGGCAATCAAGAAGGCTACTGCACATATAGGTTTTTATACCATATGGAATTTCATAGTCATGTACTGATGCGGCAACGTCAATCGCGCCTTTGTTCAGCGTTTCAGAGTCCATATATTGTCTGTGTTCACAATAGTGCCAAGTTGCCATACATTCGTTTGTTTGATAGTCTCTATGTTTGCAAAATTCCTGCCACGTACAAATTTGGCTATTATGACGGTAGGCTTTATTATTTCTTTCAAATGCATATTCACAAGATTCCGGATGTCTAGAACGACATTTATTTGTTCCTTGGTCTTTATATTTACAAAAATTTTTTCTACAAAAATACATAATGTTGTACCCTATTTAGTTTTTTGATTTAAGAAATTTGTCAATCTGTTGAACTTTGACATAGTATATGAACGTAATGGCGTTTGGTCTTGCTGAAGTATGGTATTGATTGCATATGGATACGGTGCAACATAACCCTGTACATCAGTTGTAATAGTTCTGAAATTTTCTGTACGTAGTTTGTCGTTATCGTCAAAGTACAGACGCATTGAATGTGCAAATGGTAATAATTTTTTAGGGTCTTGCGCAATTTGTAAACTATAATCAATCGGCATTGCCGCCATTTTATCTGAAACTATGCTTTCTAAAGCTTTTTTCTGAGATTTTTTTGCAATTGCGTTTTTTATTCGTCTTGAAAACTCTGCCTTATCCAAGCACGGTTCTACACCATATTGTTGTGCGTATATCAAAATATTTTTTGGACGATATATATCTAGTTCTGGATCAGTACGGTCTATCTTCTGCAATGTCTGAGCATAGTTATCATAAACGTTGATGCCTTGCGGCAAATTATCTGACAGTAATACATAATATTGGAAAGTATTAAATAAATCTATATAGCACCACAGAGTGCTTTCTTGGCTAAACAGAATCATATTGTGATACAAATTAAAGTCTGTTTCTAACTCGATATAGTAATCTACCGGATTTAAAGGACAGAAAGGTATCATTGGATATGTAAAAGATATTTTTTGAATGTCATTAGCTGTCTT